ACACGACATAGAAATATATATACACATGTTTATGATTTGTTGTTTATTGTTTCCTAGTAAGTAAATGTTTGTAAGTTTGTTATTATCTGTTATGCAAAAGTATGAAAAGAAAATAGAGGACTACACTCATCAATCAATGTTTACTATGCTACACTCGACACACACACGCCATCGCACGGAACCGCAAATGTTCCTCATGCCATATTCTTTTCGAACCAAAGCCCCCACCACACTGTTGTAATAGGACCAACAGAGAGACTTGGTCGGATCTCAATCACGACTGCGTTTGTATGTTAATGTACTGTGAAGCGACTTGTCATTCGGTATACCAGCATCGACTTGGTAATTTTGACACCGTTCGGCTGCAAGCCAACCCATGTTCCTCCTAAGAAGCGCGCGTTTCCACTTGGGCGACAGTCAAATAAATATTCGATGTTGCACCCACAAATGCCATACCAGATCCATACTTAACCGATGCCATGCGCATTGGGTCTAGGATTGTAATGACACTATAGTGAAAACCGCAGTTGAGATTTGGAGTAGTCCCTGCCAATGTTGTCCGCTCGTAGCTGATACCATTGCCGGGGTATGTGTTTACTGAAATACAGTTTGTGAGTGTGGGGGCTCCCACGAGATCGCACTGAGTCCAATTACCACTAGACCTTACAACCAGTAACATTGAAAATGTACCGGCAAGGCCACGTGGAAATGTGATCGTGTTGGCTCCATCTGACGTCATCACAAAATTGCCGATTGTACTCGAAAGTCCACCGAACAAATTTGTAGGTGTGGGCGTAAAGCTCGTTGGTGCGCTAACTAAAGTAGCTCCTAAATGTTGCGCTGCAACATTGGATACCAACACTGGCTTCTTGAACTCCACCTCATACGTGACCCAGAGGTCTCCCAAAATATTGCCTGTGGCAGGATTACCTGATACGGCAACGTGCGTTGTTCCTACATCATACATCAACATGCTATCTCCCTCCGGGATCGGACCACTACGCACATATTGCGTTGAGAACGGATTCTCTTTAGGGTCGCACTCAATAGGGTGACAGAATGCCTCTGCAGGTGAGGACTCACTTGACCAGTACTCGTTCAACATTTCGATCTTGGATGTCGGAGCGGCATCCGTGGACCGGTAACTCGTCTGCATCATAACCGTGCCTAGAGCAGCATTTGTGCCGCTGATGGCAGTGCCGGAGGACGGGACATAATGGAACACCATTCCGCGCAACTTATACTCTTGGAATCGGACGGCAATATCTGACAACCATGGAAATGTGCCAGACATTCCGGGGTTTATCGGCAGGGAATTCAACACTGTAAAAGCAGTGTTCGACCTTACCTCCCCGAGATATTCCTTGTGACGCACAATTATCGACTGATTCGCCGTATGCATCATCGGAATTCCGTTCGACCCGCGCAGAGTCTTTGTCACAATAGAATTACTGCCGACTGCGTAATCACCAGCACCCAACCACTTAGAAATGGTTGCGCCTAATGAATTACCTACCGCCGCGCCTGTAATTGGATTACCAAAGTACCCGCCTATCGCACCACCACCCGCTGCACCCAGACTACGCAAAGCTTGACCCAATAGGCCTACCTCACGTGCACTGACTGCTCGTTGACTCTTCTTCTTTTTATTATTATTCTTTGGTTGGATTACCACCTTCACTTTCTTCGTTTTGGCCATTTTAATTAATTACTACTTGGTATTTAGACAATCAATTAGCCGGACACAATAAATGTGTTATCGGTGCTATGGGTTCCGGAAATTTATCGACAGCCTCGTCTTCACCCCAAGACTGCCAACTTCGGTCAATCGACCACTCAGCAAAATGCGCCTCCAGCGCTTCCTGCTCGCGAGGTAGGATACCCCACGCCATCCAGAAAGAAGTCCGAGCTGCGGCAGGGATGTCACTTTCCGAGAGTTCAAAGTCGGTATGAAACGCACGCGATGATCCGGCGTAGACGTGTTTGATGTATCTAGTTGAACATTTGGCTCCATTGCGTCGCATTGCCCTTGCAAATGCAGACACGACAGGAACTCCTTTCGCCAACGACCCTTCACACACACCCACAGCCATCATCCATCGACGTAACTGTTTCATGGTACCAACTGGTTGTAAACACATCGACCCCTTTTCTATTAGAGTCAATGGATTGCGTACCATCATGTACCCCTCCTCTGTCCAACACGGACGCGACTGGCAAAACTCGATCTCTTCAAGTTCATAGGCTGTTTCTTCAAGCACCATCCGAAACCCCTTAGACCTGTAGTATTCGAGAATACCCTCTCTCCACTTCCCTTCATCTTTACGCTCCATCACGAACACACAGTCATCTCCATTGTTAATCAGCATCATGCGTACCCCAGTCCGTTTGGACCACACACGTGCCATCGCACACATAAGGATACAGTTGCCTAGTGATGTATTTAAATCACCTGACGCTCTAGTACCCCGCATCCTAAACTTGAGTTTGCCGTCATCGAAGTACGCAGTACCGAAGTTCTGCAACTGCAATGACAACAACCACGCCAACTGTTCGGCGTCACTCCAATCAAGTCTCAGCTCTGGTGCTTTCTTAACTATGACCTTGTCGTATAGAGCAATAGCCTCAACTATCGACCCCACATATGGCACCAAGTAGTGTAAATGCTCATAGTAGAGCGCCTCCAAACTGACGTGCATGTCAAATTTAGTTGCATCCCCTCCAATCGCAATTGGATCAGTAAACTGATCCCACACCAGCTTAATTTGCCTGGCCGACTCGTACGAGTCCATCCCCTTGATAATTACATTTTCTTGGCCAAATACGCTCGCAATCGCTTTGTAATAGTTCTTTTCATTTAATTTCAAATATCTTCCTAATGCCAAATTGTATACCGGCGACCGTGGATTAATAACCCGTGGTGCTTTCAGCAAATTGGTCTTTTCGAACTTAACAAAGCTATGGAGTATCGCGTCCATGCGCTTAACACCATCAGTCCAGAATTTACGTTCAGCCTCCAAATACAACTTTCGTTTCGGCCCTGTGTACGCCATGGCCACCTCATGTGTGGTCGCGACAGGGGCTAACTCGAGTGCATTGATGACTTCCTGTAAATGCTCGACCGACTCCTTGCACATCGTTAAAGTCTTTGACGTCTTCAACGCGGGCTCAAAGCCGTTTTCGGTTTTACACAACATATAGCGTTCAGCAAAAGCTCTATAACCATTGTTGAGGTTGTTGTTAAACACCCCCAATTTTGACGCTGGCGCCAAGCCCGTAAGCTTGACCCAGCGCCGCGTCCTACTCAATTCCCCATTCGGCAGGCAAATAAGCCCAGGTGGATAAACTTCGGACGAAGAGTCTACCCCCTGCACTTGAACGGGGCACCACTACGCCCGGAGGCGCGTGGTGTTGCTCCTAAAACCAAACAGTCTCAGGAGCCACCTGGGCACACGCCGTCTACGCGCACCCGCCAATTCTTGATTCTCTCTACAGACAAAATAACACTCACATACTTGCGGCAGATGTCTAGAAACATCAATATCTCTAAACCCCGCATCTCGCATGACTTTCCGTGCCATTCTCTCAACAACCAGAACGTTCGACTCAGTGTTGTCCAGTGTAACCCCAACCTTTGCGTCTATGGCCACTATAATAGCGGCCACAGTACGCGACAAGAGTGGTTTCCGAACCACAACATCTGCCATCTCATTCATTTGTTGCGACGTTAGGGAGAGAGAAGGCGCCGACTCCACAAGTGGTGGCAGCTCCTCCTCTGGTGCTGGGGTATGCCCCCCCAGCGCGGCTTGAGCACCATCCAATTCATCCTCCTCATGCACAGCTTCTTCAACCGTCTCTTCCAAAGGAGTAGGTGCAACCAACGGAACCTCTCCGGTCTCCATGATTGTCTGATACAAATCGGGGTGCTCTTCAACGTACGTTAACATCAAACCTGTCGAAACTCTATCATACATGAGCAAATTACGCTCGCGCCGCAAATCACTTGTACCTCCCACAAGTGATGGAGTGAATCGACGGTAGGTGACATCGCGCTCAAAGTCCTCTTCGAGCTCTAAATCATCGACGAAATTCTGTGCGCTACCACAGACGTACGGGGAAAGGAAACTAGCAATTCTGCGCAATGCCGCTTCGAACTTTGAATGCCGGGGGAGGTGGTGGTCTCCAAAGTCGGGAATAGAAGTGGGGCTCTGCATGGGGCTCTCACCCAAATCTATAGAAACGGTTTCCTT